ATTAATTATATTAATCTATCTATTCCTTCCTCAAATCCTACTTGAATTTCCCATCCTAATTCTTTTAACTTTGCATTTGATATATAATATCTTTGATCATTAAATGGTCTATCTTCTATATATTCTATCCAGTCTTCTATTACTGCTTCTTCTCCCTTAATCTTCTGTATCAATATTGTAGCTACTTCCATCATTGAATATTCCATGTTTTCGTCACACCCTATATTATATATCTCTCCTATTTTGCCCTTTTCTAATATTTTTATAAACGCGTTTGCTGTATCTTCTGCATGTAAAAATGCTCTAACACAAGACCCATTGCCTTGTATTGTTACTTTTTTTCCTGCTTTTAATTGTTCAATAAATCTTGGTATTACTTTTTCAGGATACTGATTTGGACCATAAACATTATTACCTCTAGTTATTATTATTGGCATATTAAAAGAATGATTGTATGATTGAACTAACATTTCTGCCGCAGCTTTCGATGCTGCATATGGATTAGTTGGACATAAAACAGATTGTTCTGTTTTACAAGATTCATTACTCGATATCATTGATTCTCCATATACCTCATCAGTTGAAACATGAATGAATTTCTCTAAAGTTGTACAATATAGTCGACAAATTTCTAATAAATTATGAGTTCCTACTACATTATCTTTTGTATATTGAAGCGCATCTGTAAATGAATTTTGAACATGAGATTGTGCTGCAAAATGTATTATATGAGTAATCTTATTTGTAAAAAATATATATTTTAGAAGATCATAAGATTGAAGATTACCATTAATGAATTGATATTTTGATGATTTGCGAATTTCTTCTGAAACATTATTTTGATCCGCACAATAATACAAAGCATCAAAATTTATTATTTTTAAATCATCTGAATTATTATAAATTTCAAAATATTTATTTATAAAGTTTGAACCAATAAATCCTGCTCCACCTGTAACAAATAATATCATATAAAATAAATAACATTATTTATTTCGATAAATAACTAAATTATAACGTAGTTAGGAGAGTTTAAATGGGCTTTGCCCATTTATTTAATCTATCTTCACAGTATTACACACCTTCTTTATTATTTTTTGATCCTTTACATCGGTTGTACATGACCTCATTAATTCCAAATATTCCTCTTTTAGAGCAGCGTCATCTTCCCATCCTGGATGCTCTTCCATCCATATACCCAAATTTTTATGTTGTTTAGATTCTATTCGTTTAATTGCTCTCTTTATTTTTTCCTTATCTGTATCCTTTTCCCACTGCGCATCATCGCCATTATCAGCATCGGATTTTATATATATAATATCTCTCTTCGAATCCGTGCAATGCATCGGTCTTTCATAGAGTGAAAGTTTACTCATATTCTCTATAAATATATTCGAGATTCCTTCATCGATTCCTTTATTTTTTGTTAATAATAAATTCCCCATTGATACCTCTATTTTATCTATAAACTGTTCCATTGTTAACGCATCTTTACATTCTTCATTCAAAAATACATTGATATTAAATTTCTGATTTATATTATTATGACTATTTGTTGTATTACCGATCTTTGGTATTAAATTAGTTATAGTCTTCTGTAATTCGGTATTTTGCTTTATTACCGAATGCAACAATTCTTTATAGTCCTCTTCTTCCTTTTTATTTATTTTTATTTCATTATTTTTTTCATAATCACATATTTTTTTATGATTATGTAGGCTTTGTCTATGTTTGTATTCTTTTCCACATTCACACATAAATATATTTTTGACATGTTTTACATCAATATTGTAAGTATTTGTGTCAGTATTTGTAAGTATTTTGTGCTTTTTTGTCAAAAGGTGTTTGTTATAATTATATTTATTGCTACATTTAAATGTACATTTTTCACAAATAAATATAGATTTTTTACACGATATTTTTTGACAAGCCATTTGTAAGTATATATTACTTACACAAAAAATGCCTAAATTATTTTTTCAGAAAATAAATATTTTTTTACAATCACAGTTTAATAATTAAAATTTCTGGATTTAGAGCATTATCGTCTAAATTCATTTTTTCGAAAATATAAATCTGGATTTTAAAAAAATGGACATAGAAATTCCATGTCCAAAAACGATTTTTCGATTTGAGAATTGTAAAAAAATTTGTTATTGAGAAAATATTACTAAAATATATATTGTAAATTACAAAGCCTTTCAGTATAGATATTAAAATAATGTAAAAACCCCAGTCTCAGATTCTGAAAATTAATTATAATAAAATAAATAAAATACTATTTTTTTCGCCTTGTTTAAAAAAAATTGAAAATAAATGGAATGTTGATAGCGAACCAACAACAAACAATGTCAACTACAATGTCCGAATCGATTCCAACTCTTACAATTGATAAATTCGCAACGAATTGTTTTAAATCTATTCTACAGATGGAAGGTTATAGAATTGTTAGAGAATTAAGTAGTAAGTTTAACTTTGATTTTGATGAAGGACTTGCATTGTTAAATTATGATAAGTTAGTAATTGACAAAGAAGCAAAATCTACAAAAAATCGTAAAGGACCAAAACTCCCACGAGACTCTAACGAATCAACTGCATCGGCGGTATCAAAAGTATCTAAAAAATCCAATTCATCAAAAATTCCCTTGCCATTTTGTGGTAAAAAAATTACTGGAAATTGTGATGCAATTCGATTGAATCATGGTTTATATACTCAATGTACAAATTTGAGTACAGAACAAATTTTGGATACATTTGATGGTGAAGAGATTGCGCTTTGTAAAACATGCAAGGCTCAAGTGGATAATAATCCAAATCATAAACCAACATACGGATATGTTTATGACCGTATTAAAATGGGAAATGATTTTAAGGACCCGAAGGGTAAATCCCCGGTGAATTATGGAAATATTATGAAGAAACTGGATATTTCTATGGATGAAGCAATTATGGAAGCGGAAAAATTAGATTTTACTATTCCATCAGAACAATTTGATTTGAAAGTTGGTAAACGAGGACGACCTAAGAAAACAGAACAGACACAACAAGAAACTACTAAACCAAAAAACACCGAACCGGCAAAACCAAAAAAACGAGGGCGCCCCAAAAAAAGTACTGTTGTATCCGATTCAGATAGTGAATCATCTATTATTGATATGGAAAAACTAAAAGAAACTGTAAAAGCCCAAGAACCGGTATTTGACGCATTTAATGATAAATCTAATGTTGATAATTCCGAAGAAGAAGAAGAAGAAGAAGAAGAAGCAGTTGGTGTGGTAGAATTTGAATTTAATGGAATACGATACCTGAAGGCACACGATAATACATTATATGATATCAAAACACATCTTGAGATTGGGCGATTTGATGAAACAGATGGAGTTATTTTAGAAGTAGATTCGGATGATGATTAAATATTCTTTAATTATATTTAATTAAATTATATTTAATTAAAGAATATTAATATAAAATATTATAATTTTTTATTTTCTAATATAATAATATAGAATGGATCGAAAAATACAGAATCTTTTTACCCCACAACCTAGATCTAGAGGTAATGTTCCATTAACTGAACAAGGATTAAGGCTAGATTTTAATAGAAAGATGCAACGCATATATGGACATAGAAATGCGTCGCGGCGTAATACATCTCATACAGCAAGAAATGCGCCTTTAGTACAGCATTTAAAATATATGCCAGGTGGTCCGGGAGCGAAATTAGCAGCAGAATCATTCACACAGCATGCCGCAAAACAAAAAAAATCTAAATCATCATCTAATAGAAAAACAAAATCAGCTGGAAATAGAAAAACAAAATCAGCTGGAAATAGAAAAAGTAAAAAAAATAAAAAAAAAATAAAAAATTGAAATACTTTTATACTATGTATAAATACTATAGTATAAATACAGATGATTTGTGCGCCTCCATCATTGAATTGGAATAATTGTGAAGAAGAATATGAAATTACAGAAGATATTTGGTTTGATCTAGAAGCCCAAGAATATTGGGTAATTGATATACCTAATCAGAAAATAAATTCAGAAAATCGGTATAAAAAATTTATTAATATTTATTTAAAATATTGGATTAATAAATATTAATAATAATAATAATAATAATAATAATAATAATATTATAAACATATATTTTTTTTTAATTTATAAACAATTAATGGAATATTTACCGAATGATGTTATATATAAGATATTACAAAATCTAACTGCGAAAGAGGAAATATTTATGAGAAGAGTAAATACTGTATTATTATCTATAATAAATACATCATCATTTAAAATAACTAGTTATAAATTAGAAAAAAAATTAAAACGAGTAAACAGAATAGAAAAAATGAAAGAAGATGTAATATGTAAATATATATCATTAATAGGAACAATAATATATAAAGAAGAGAAAGTGCATTATTATTTTAGGAGAAGAGAGAAAATAGATATGTGTATAGTAAAATGTGGAGGTGAAAGAATGGGAGAAGTATATCATAGTAAAAGAAGTAAAAATGAATATAATAAAAGGTACATACCATATTGTATAAAGTGTTTTTCAAAATATGAATGAAAGTTGTGTAAAATAAGTTAAGCATTTTGCAGAAAATTAGAATAAAGAGAGATAGTATAAGGAGTAGCATATATTAAATACCATGTAGTTTTAATTAATAATTATATTTTTTTTTGAGACGATGTATCACTGTTCTCCAAGATCGGCGAATTAGGTAGGTTGTATAAAAACAATACGATGTCCATATTTCATATAGGCAACTATGTAGTATACCTTCCAATGTGATGCTATAGAGAGAAAAAGTATTTCAATTAAAAATACCAATATCTCACTTTCACACTCATTTCTCGTTTCTATAAGTAAAAAATGGGAAGAGTGTATATGCCATCGAGGTGAGATATTCTTCACATTTTTTATAAATATTGAGTCCTTGATTGTATCCATTGCAAAGGCAGGTTGCGCTCACAGGAAATCCCCTTTAGCACAATGCAACGAAAACAATGACCAGTATACAACCACAGCATCAGTCACTCAGGACTAGTCATCAATTTGTCGCCGGGTTTTAGCGACGTGGTTGTTAACCCATAGGTAAGCAATAACTAATTCAGTATGTGTTATATATCAATCATCACTGACACTAATACAATGGATAACAAGCATTACAATTTTTATTACCGATATCTCGTTTTCTTACTCATTTCTCATTTGCCTTATATTATGCAATTAGTTGTATAATATAAGATATGAAATGAATATTATAATAATTATAGAGAGAATAAAAAGAATAATTTTAGATTCGCGACTATAATGAAAAAAGCCGGCTATTCCGGCTAATTTCGCACAACACATCACAAGACTATTTTTTTGGTGTTTTTGGATTTTTTTTCTTTGGCACATCTAGTAAACAAGCACAGACACAACCTAAGATTCAGATTGTGCGGGTTCCTCAACCTTCTTCTTGTTGGTTAAAACAACGGTGCCGCTGCCGTTCGGACCGCAACGCCATTCATCTGGCAACGGATTGCCTTGGTCGATTTTTGAACGGACCTTATCGTCTGCGACAAAATCATCAATTGTTCGCAAACGCTCTGATGGAGTTTTCTCGTCCATGATGAAGGGAGCAGCACGCGGCTTGGTGTGTTCGGGCTTGGGAATCTTACTCTTGACACACTTCCAGAACCAAGGATTATCGTAGACAAGCTTGACAGTCTCGTCAGCCAACAGTCGATCACGCATGTTTGCGATTTCGGGTTTGTTCACTGGCCAAGAACGAAAGTGTACGAAAATCCGACAGAACTGGTCGTCGTTTTTGCTTCGCACAAGATCAACGCGCTCCACAGAGCCAGCGCCAATCAATTGTTCGAAAATGTCCTTGACATCTTTCCAAGAAACATTTGCGAGCGCACGAGGAATGCAGACGGAAGGTTCAGAAACAATTGAAGACATGAGTTGTTTGTTGTTATAGTTGTATGTTTGACGCATTGGATATAAGTGCTAAAAGCATTTCAATTTTTTTGCCATAGGTAGTAAGTGTTAAAAAAGTTATGGAATTATATATAAATTATTAATTGAATAAATTTAGGATTTAAGATTGTGCCATACGAATCCACTTATTGCGTTTGTTAGCATCGAGTTTGTTCCAGTCATAATCCAACATGTTCATGAGTGTTTTCTTTTGCAATTTGGAACCGGGGGGGAGTTTACCTTTCATTTCTGTTGAAACTTTATCTTTGCTTGCTTGAATATACAAATTGTAGCCATCAAGATTTTGTTTGGCGGGTTTTGTTGCTGTGGGTTTTGTTGCTGTGGGTTTTGTTGCTGCGGGTTTTGTTGCTGCGGGTTTTGTTGGTTCATTCGGACATGTGATTTTGTTATGTCCAGTTTTACCACACAATGAACAACATCGCTCTTTTTTTTCACAGTTATCTTTAGTCGCTCGTACACCATCAATGGTTATACGAGTTTTCTTTGTGGGAGGCAAACCAATATATTCACGGGCCTCGTCAAGGTCGAATCCATACCGATCGGCTAACATCGCGAGTTTTGCAGCAGTGATAGACATACACCAAACAATTTAGAAACTGTAATGTAGATTGCACTTGTCACGCGGAGTGAACCGTTTCAATTTTGGCGGCACTCCAATCAGTGGATATAGCGGCATTTTCGGCGAAAATGCGTGCCTTATAACATCGTGTTCAATTTTATGTAACGTGAAAAAAGCCTGGGTTTAGCCCAAGCTAATTTCGCACAACACTTTTTTTTTGGTATTTGGGATTTTTTGGGAAACACAACTACTTGGCTATCTGTCCTGGCTACTTGTCTCTACTCCTCATCACTGGATGATGCCTTTGCATTATCGTTCCACTCATTTCGCACTTCCGGTTGGGCCATCTTCCACATCCGAGCCATCTCAGTCAGTACTTCCGACGGCTTCGGTGCTTGTCCAAGAAGGTCATCCTCAGTGAGGCGGTCCTTGGTTTCATCCCTGTGTGCCTTGCAGAACAGGTTGTAGCCACTTGGAGCCCGCTTGGCTTTCTTGCCTTCATTGGCTTCCTTTTCAGCCTTCTTGGTCGCCTTCTTGGCCGCCTTCTTGGCCTCCTTTTCAGCCTCCTTTTCAGCCTTCTTGGCCGCCTCCTTGGCCTCCTTTTCAGCCTCCTTTTCAGCCTTCTTGGCCGCCTCCTTTTCAGCCTTCTTGGCTTCCTTTTCAGCGGCTTTCGTAGAGCAAGCCGGGTGGTACTTACCAGTGTCATCTCGGTGTGCGCCCTCATAATCGCAACCGGTTTCACAACCAGGGCATTCATCATTTACGGTTGCGTTTTCCGGTTCGGCATCGGACTCGGTATCTGACACGGACTTTGGCTCCGGTTCTGGCGCTTGGGACGCCATCTCCTTTGAGACCTTGGGTGCCTTGGGTGCCTTGGATGCCTTGGGTGCCTTGGGTGCCTTGGGAAGAGAGTCGAGATCAAGGAATCGAGCCGCCTCCTCGGCATTGAAACCGTACTTGGACGAGAGCTTGGAAACAACAAGTCCCATTGCGCTGTCGCTCATCTCCTTGAGAGCAACCGCAAAGTGCTGATTGATAATCTGAGCGCTCATGTTTGCTTTGGATGTCTTGTTTGTGTTTCTCTGTGAGTATGCTGGAGAGTATTGCTGAATAAGTATTTCAATTTTTTTTCGGGGGACTTTTCCTTGGTGACTTTTTCTACCAAGAAATCGGTAACCAAAATCTACCTATTTAAAATTGATGGATTTTTTTTCTATTTTGTGTAATAGACGCCAATATATTTCTGAAAGTACCTACCAGAAAAAAAGTCCATCAATTTTATAAAACTCTTGATTAAAATTGATGGACTTTTTTTCCAAACTTCAGATACAACAAATCGTCATTGTTTAATAACCAAGGAAAAAAAAAAAGTTATTCAATTTTAAATAGGTAGATTTTGGTTACCGATTTCTTGGTAGAAAAAGTCACCTGGGTCTCCAACGCCCAAAAAAAATTGAAACACTTTTTCAGCAATACTCTCTAGCATACTCCCAGACAAACGCAAACAAAACACTCAAACGCAAATGGCTACTATCACGATGCCCATGTCGGTCGACGCTGCGCTCTCGCAGATGTGCACTACGGCGATGGCGGATGCGGTTTCCAAGCTTTCGGCCAAGTACGGTTTCGACGCCGAGGAAGCATCGCGCTTCCTTGACCTCGGGTCGGTGAAAATTGCGCGCAAGCGCGGTCCATCGCCCAAGAAAGAGTCGGAGAAACCGGAAAAGCCAAAGAAGCTGACCAAGAAGGAAGTCAAGAAGGCGGAAAAGGAGGCCAAGATGGCCGAGAAGGCGTCAAAGCCGAAGCGTGCCCCAACGGGATACTTGATGTATTCCAACGAGCATCGCGCTGAGGTCAAGTCCAAACTCGAAGCCGCAATTGGAGATGGCCAGAAGCTCAAGCCCCAGGATACCGTGAAACAGCTCGCGGCTGACTGGAAGGACCTTTCCAAGGAGGAACAGGCCGAGTGGAAAATCAAGGCTGCAGAGTCAGTTTCCCAGACCGCCTCCGAAGCAGAGTCCGAACCTGAGCCCGAGCCCGAACCTGAGCCCGAGGTGGCAAATGAGGAGGATGGGTCGGATGATGAGTCGTTGGCTCTTAGCGATAGCGAGTAGTTCCCAAAGTAGCAGAGACAGATAGCCAAGTAGCCAAATAGTTGTGTTTCCCAAAAAAATCACAAATACCAAAAAAAAAGTGTTGTGCGAAATTAGCCGGACTAGCCGACTTTTTTCATGTTACAAAGATAAGGTAAAAATTGAAATGCTTTGCTCGGATTCAATCTCTTAGGCAAGAACAAAGAGACACATAAGACAATCCAACATGAACTCAACCCAAGCGCGCCATGCATGCCCGTACTGTTCAAAGGACTATGCGGGAGCCGGCGGACTCAAACAACACATCGACAAGAAACACTGGGAAGAGCTTGGACTGCAACCCAAGTTTGTGTGCAAGTTTTGTGATCGCCCACATGAATGTACAAGCAATCTGAAACGACACCTTCTTTCTTGCAAAAGAAATCCAGACAGAATTACAACCGAAGAAGGAGCGTTCGAGTGTGGTGAATGCTCGAAAAAATTTAAGACCAAGGGAAATCTGCGTCAGCACATGGATAAAACCCACCCGGATGTACCCCAACCACCGCCTGATAACCGATGGCGGACTGCAATGCCTGTTGAGGAACGTAAGAAACTTGACCGTGAACTAGAAAAAAAAATAGAGGAGATACTCCACGCCAAATGGAACGCACTCGAACAATGGGAGAGAGATGAGTGGGATGCTAAAGCGCTAGCAATGAGTGAGTAATTAAACAACCAAAAAAAGAAAAAGAGCCTAACAGCTTTTTTTTCTCTATAAATCTCCACCATTAGAAAAAATTGAAACCGAGAGACTCTATTTATTGTAGTTGCACCGGCCATACCGATACAAACACAATATAATTATGAATCATTGGGACATTCTCCCATGTGAATTGCAAAATAGAGTTCTAGGATTTATAGCCACAACAATTCAGAAAATTTGGAGAGGTTCATTAGCATCCCCAGCCAGACAGTCATTAAAGTTTGTGAATGAGTTGTTTACTGGCTATCCAAACGAAATGTATTATACATTTCCACTGAATGACGGAGACCCTCCGTGGAAATATATGGATACGATGTCGCCAAGAACAGCATTAATTGTTGGATACTGCTCTAAATACGCACATCTCCAAAATGGTGGATGGAGATGGAGTCATTTTATCAATACTATAAAACACAATTTGAGGCAAAATGAATTTAGGCGAGGTCCTGGAGCAATATATAATGGAGAAATTGCGATAAAATTACCAATCCTGCATCATCGTTTATCTAGACAGATATAGACGATTTAGGTTATAAAGCAGAGAAAAATAAAAATAAAAAAAATGCTATATAACATTTTTTTTATTAAAAAAATTGATATGATATATATACTAACATAAATGTGTTAATCAAATCAAACAAACAAACAAACAAACAAACAAACAAGCAAACAATGGCGTTTATTAGTGACGAAATGACAGATATGGTGAAAAAATTCGATCTTGAAGAAACAGATGAATGTATTGGTTGTGAGACAGGTGTAGATTATATGGGATCACATCTAAATGAATGCGGAAGATATAATAAATTTTGTTGCACTCGTGAAGCAGAGAAAGAGAGAAAAATGTTAGATGTCAAATAGTTATATAAATAATAAAATCAAAAAATAAAAAAAAATAAAAAAAGTACTATACAACACTTTTTTTATCAGGTATAAAAAATTGAACCGGATAATCTATGTATGATGTAAAGTACAGCCGTGGAAGAGCTGGTAAAAATCGCCCCCATTAGATAGCTTTGGGATCACGAGTGGTAATGAAATAGGGATAATGCACGGTGCGTTATCAAGTGATCGGTAGGTTCTCATTTCATAGAGATCCTTTAGCCCGGGATGAATCCTAGCGGAACAAGATTATGTATGGATTTGGCACTACCGATTATATGAGCTCAAATGTTTCATAAGCAGTTTAAATATTTTTTCTCTCTTTAAATAAAATTGAACCAGAGAATAAGTATTTAATATACCACACCAAACATACGGAAAATACATCATGAATTTTTGGGACAATCTCCCATGCGAATTGCAAAACTATATCAAAGCGATTGTTGCCGCTCAGATGATCGAATCGATTTGGCGAGGACAACATTATCGTAAGAGATATGCTTTGAATATAGCAAAAAAATATACAGACAAAGAATGGAACAATTTAGGCTTTTGCCCCAGATGGGATTGCACCGATCCCAAAACTGCGACAGAAATTGAATATTGCATGAATTATGCAATGTTGTGTAAAAACACAAAGATTTGGGAAAATTTTATACAAATGATTCAACAAAGATTATGGGAAAATCGATACACAGAAGCTTCTCGTACACAATTATACCATCGCACAGAAAAAGCTAGAGAGAAATTGCAGCAACGAATTGAAGTTACTCATTGCGGTGGACCTCATTGGGCGACATATTGGAGTCCACCTAGATATTGGGACGTTAACGGCACTCTTTGTGATAATGAGGGCATAGTGTGGGATGCGCCAGGTCGCTATCGTCCATATCTTCATCCATGGTGTTAAACTAATTAATAATTTTTATAAAAAAAATATAAAAAATTTATAATATTTTTTCTTTTATTTTGGGTTTAATGGTGTTTCCCTAAATAAAATTGAAAGAGAGAATAAGCATTTAAGATATAACTGCACCGGCCATACGGAAAATACATCATGAATTATTGGGACAATCTCCCATGTGAATTGCAAAATATAGTTCTTGGATTTGTAGCGACAACAATTCAGAAAAATTGGAGAGGTTCATTAGCATCACCAGCTAAACAATCATTAAAGTTTGTGAAGGAGTTGTTTATTGAGATTAAACCAGACGAACCGCATTCTTTGACTGACGAACAAATTAATTATGAATATATAGATACGATGGCACCAAGAACGGCATTAATAGTTGGATATTGTGCTAAACACGCATATTGGCGAATTGGTAGAAATAATTGGCGTGATTATATCAATACGATAAAACACGATTTGTGGCTGAATGAATTTACTGGAGGTCCAGGAGCAATATATTATGGAGAAATTGAGATAAATTTATCAAAATTGCATGACCGTTTAAGTTGGGGTTATTGGTGAGGAAGGGTGGTTGGTGGGGAGGGCGCCATGTGTTTTTCTCTCTTTCAATAAAATTGAAATATATATTTTATATATGTAACTTACATTAACATCCTATCAAATGGCACAAACAAATATGATCTGTGAAGTCGAAGACAATGAATGTGTTTACTCGAAACAACCATTACCTCATGAGATACCATATCCACCACTAAAATGGTTGAAACCAGAAACCCAAGATGCAATTTTTCAAAAACGTGACGAAGAACCTCCCCCCATGTTTTGTATCCCAGATTTTGGCATTATTGGATATATTGCCAATACGACTAATGTGAACTATGTTCAGTCTTGTTTGGATTACTATGCAAAATGCACATGTTGTAAAAGGCATCAAAAAAATAAACCTACTGTTTGGAAACCATGGGTTGAACTATCACACAATAAACAACCTGACCATCGTGATTGTCTATGCGCTTGTCGTCTTATGTCACGACATATTTGTCGTCTATTTCCCGAACTGGATGACTCTGTTTACGAATGACTTGAAATTGTTATAACTGTGGTGTGTAAGTTGCATGAAAAAAACTCATTTTAGAAAAACCAAAAAAAATGTTGATAGCGATGTTGATAACTAACTACTACTTCTGGTAAGTACATACTTATGTGGTCTAAAGAAAAGTGGGAAGTAGACTTTTCTAATTAGTAATTAATATTTTATTACCGATATATCGTTTTCCTACTCATTTCTCATTTGCATCAAATATAACAATAATAACATAGTGGTTGTTTGCGAAAAATTGAAGCGCACTTCTTTAGCATTGTAAGAATGCCAAAAAATTAACGAGTTCAATGTCAAAGAGAATAAAAACTACGAAAAGCGAATTTGAGCAGGTCTCAATGTTGAGTCGATGGTCTGATGATGAGATCGGACAACCAGCGCCAAAACAACAAGAACAATCTATCCAGGTCCCAATGTTAAGTCGATGGTCAGATGACGGTGTCGGTGAACCACCGGCACAAGAACCACAAGAATCTATCCAGGTGTCAATGTTAAGTCGATGGTCAGATGACGGTGTAGGTTAATAAGCATAAAGAGAATATAGGTGTAGGCAATGTTATCAAGGAACAAATGGAAATTAGCAATATTGTGTATTTGTAAGAAAAATTATAAATAAAATTATAAATAAAATTATAAATAAAATTATAAATAATACAAATAATCATACAACGATTTTTTTTCACTTTATATAATATAATTTTAATTACCGATATCTCGTTTTCACACTCATTTCTCATTTGGCTTAATATATGTAGATTAGCGAGACCAATAAATATATGGAATAAAATAAAAACTAACCAAAAAGAAACAAGACTTCTTGGTTAGTTTCGCGGGGATAATAAATATTATATTAAAGACCATCCAGTAATAATAATAATTGATGCCATTTGACACAAACTAAAAAATCTTAATAAATTAGATTTTGTAGTGACAACATGACCTCCATCTGGTAATGTACCACCAAAACCAACAGTAGATTGTGTAATAAAAGAGAAATATAAATATGAATAAAAATTATCAGCAAGTTTAATAGTACCTAAATTCAGATCTTTTGCTAAATGTGGAAACAGTAATATAATTCTATCAGACATCCAATAGAAAATTGCAAATATAAATACTAGTATAAATTGATAAGCAATATATTTTGTTCCTTTATTTTTATTTATAGCTTTTGATAAACTCAATATACTTAACATTATATATAATAATAATATATTAATTATTGTGTAATTCTACTAAATTTTCTAGTAATAAAATTTAAATAGAAATTCATCATAAAGTATTTAAGTTAAAAAATTTAAATGCTTTTTTAACTTAACGCAAAGAAAACGCAAACAAAACGCAAACAAATGAATTATTTTTATGATGTACTTCCACAAAAAATGCAAAATTATATTAAAATGCATGTGGAAGTTCCACAAATTCAAAAGAAGCTCTTTACATAGCAAGAAAATATGTAGACCGTTCTTTGGATAGTATGGATGATATATATCATAATATTAATTGTATGATCCCAGAAACAGCAATAGAAATAGAGTATTGTACCAAATATGCAAATATACGGTATTATAATTGGGATATTTGGGAAGAATTTATAGAAGAAATTAAAGACAGTTTATGGAGGAATGAATTTACTGGTGGTCCGGGAGCAAAATACCATAATCGTGTAGAAATTGCAAAAAATAAATTAATATTAATTAATATTATTATTATAGTTTTTTCATAAATATTAGTTAATATCCACATCCGTAACAATCTGTAGCGGTCCAACAGTCATTAGGTCCGCGCCCAGGATATTGGCAACCCCATTTATCGTTTCCAAGATTAGTACATCCATTTTTACATAAACCACTAAACCAATACCAAGGTCTATACCAACCATATGTTCTACGACGAGGGGGCGGTCTATATCTATAACCCCAATTGGAACCCCACCATCTTCTTCTTCTTCTTCTTGGACCATGTCCATGATGATAACCTTCGGTTAAATCGCTATTATATAAAAGATATAAAATTAAAGCGATTACAAAAAGAATCAGTAAATTACACAATGTCATTATACAATAAAGAAATAAAAAATAAAATAATAAAATAAAATAAATTAAAAATAAATAAAATTGAAATGCTTTATAACATATCGAACAGATTTAACAAATCGAACAAATGAATCAAATCGAACAAGTGAAAGCGACTGATCATCCAGCGTATCCATTTGTAGTATACGGACAAAGAGGTTCTGTTCCAGAACCAACATCTGAATCTGAATACATTATCCGTAAACTAAAACTAGAATCGTCTGCAATGAGACAAGCAATTGCTCTAGTAAATTATGATGAAGCAAAAGCAAATTTTCCACCAGGAGAATCTAGTATTATACCAATTCCAGTAGCACGTACATCACCACCAATTATATGTGTAAATGGTGAATTTTATAGATATTCAAAGGAAGAATGGGATCATGCTGTAGCATCAGCTATGGATATATATAAACGATCAAAACAAATTTAACAAATTCAATAATAATAATATTAATAGTAATAATAGCAATAATACATTTTTTATTTTATTATATATAAAATTGAAATATATAGATGTTAAGACCATAATATATAAATGAACATAAATAATATGAATAATTACAATAATATGAATAATTACAATAATATGAATAATTACAATAATATGAATGATTACAATAATATGAATGATTACAATAATATGAATGATTACAATAATATGAATGATAATGAAATAGAAGTAAATATTGTAGAAAAAATAGCAAATGGTTATGATTTCGATAATAAATGGAAAATAGATGCTATAGATTATTTAAAATCTGAAAGATTAACAAAAGGATATTCAGTAGGTAATATATTACCTGGCGGTTTTATATCGAGGGATGTTTTTGGTAATGTAATTATGCCAAGACAACCGAGATCTCCGCCAAGAAGTCTATCAAGACCTCCACCAGAATCCGAATTAAATAAATTAGATAAATATTATATAATATGTGAACAATTATATAATAAATGTATACATTATTATATTTATATAGGTATAGTTATATTGGGAATAATAATAATTATTCTCGGCAATAAATCTATTTAATTTTTCGTGTATCTAATAAATATAAATATTCTTTTATCTCTTCCTTTATAGTATCATTTTTATCATTATTATTTTTTTTCCATTCGGCAATACCCTTCATTCGATTATATATCTTATGCTGAATATGATTCTCTCTAAGAATACCATATTTATTCAATATAGATTTCATTTCGCTCTCTTTAATAATACCTTTATTGTTATAAGATATTAAAATAAATTTAGCGCGTGTATTTTTAATCAAATCTTCAAACATAGAAATGGCATTAGAATGACTATTATATGCAGATGTAGTCCAGTTTTTAGGTTGTCCTCTAAACGAATCGGGAATTTCAATATCAATATTCCATGTATTTATTAAATCCAATAAAAAATAATATATATGATATGGATGTTTATTATATGGTGGGTCATAATAAACTAAATCTAATTCTGGTAAATCGCGAATCCATGTATTAGTATCTTTTTGTGAAACAAACAGATCGCATTTATTATAAGAAAATATGGGCATGGGAAGTTCAATATTTTGTGTAATTCTTTTAATATCGGTATCTTTTTTACCACCAAAATGTCCAATACCATCTTTTTTATAATATGCAGCAAAATGTCCACTGCAATTATTATGTTTTGATGCTTCAACAAGTAGTGGTGCCAATATAAAATCACGATATTTATCAGGAATAGTATTTATATAGTGACGATAATAATCAATACGCCGGGCATTCTCTCTAGTATAATATACTCTCTCTCCATTTTTAATAGTATTTCCTGAAGGAGCCCAATGTAATTGTATAAACTTTTCTCCCGAAGTATTATTATTATTATTATTATTATTGACAAGTGAATTTGCAGTATC